AGCGAATTAAAAAATTTAAAAAAAAACCTAGTAAACCCGCTATACCACTTGGTAAAATGAAAAAAGGACCCAAACCTGGATCCTTCGATTATGTTTTACAACAAACAATGAAGCCTGGTTATAAAGTGGCACCTATGAAAGATGGTGGTAAAGTTAAAAAGAAAAAAATGAAAAATCCTATGAAAGAGGACAGAGTTAGAGAAGGTATGAAATCTAAATATAGAAAAATGGGATTTGGTGAAATGATGGATAAAGGTGAAATAGATTTTTCTAACTATAAGGCTGGTGGCAAAGTTAAAAAGCCTATGGGTAGCGATAAAAAATCTAAATTTCTTCAAAGAAGAATTAGTTTAGGGGGTAGATTACCTTTACCTTTATTAATCGGATTAGGACTTGGAAAAGCAGCAAAAAAATTTTTTAAAGATAAAGATGTAGGAAAATTTCCAGCAGTCAAACCTAAGAAAAAAATGGGTGGTGGCATGATGAAGAAGCCTATGAATTATAATAAAGGTGGTGTGTGCAGAGGCATGGGTGCAGCTATCAGAGGTGGAAATTTTAAAGGAGTTAAATAATGCCAATAACTATAGAACCAAGAAGACCAAAAACACAATATGGTAAAAGACCAAGAAGAGGTGCGACAGCTCAAAGAGTTATAAGAAACAAACAAACAGTTGCAGATCAATATAGATTGAGAGAAAGAAAAAGACGAAAAGGAGTTGCAGGTCCACAAAGAGGTATGGATCCAAAAAACCCTAGAAAAAGATTAGAAGAAGTTAACCCTAGACCAGCACCAAAAGCTCCACAAGATCCTCGTGGTCGTCCGACAGTTCCAGATAGAATTAAAGAAAGATTTAAAAAATTTAATCCACTTATTCCTGGAATGAGTGGACTACCTATGAAACCATTAAGTAGATTAACAGGTGGTCAAATGAAAATAGCTGCTAAAGCCCCACCAAGAAATAAAATTGACGGAAAAGATTTTGCTGTGCTTAAAGCTGAAAAAGCAAAAGGCAGAGGTAGGGGATTACAAGACGAAAAATTAAAACCAGGTAAAGTCACAAAAGCATTTGCTGGTGCGTTAGCTGTAGGTTTGAGTGCAAAAAACAGAATGACAGGTGGAGATAAGAAAAAAAGGGCACCCGTTGGAATGGGCGGTATAGGAGCTAGCATGATTAAAGCAGAAGCTATGAAAAAAATTTTAGGAAGAAATAAAGGTGGCATGGGTAAAGTTATGAAAGCTAATAGCGGAAAAATCGCTGATATGTCTTTTGATGAAAAAATGAAAAGAGTTAAAGCGGGTCAGATAGATAAAAAAACTGGTAGATTTAAATCTATGAATGCTATGAGAGATGCAAAAGGATTTCAAAAAGGAGAAACTACAAAGCAGTTTAACAAAAGAAGAATGCTTTTAAGTCGTGCTAAAGACGTAGCTAAATCTAATAAATACGGTAGGATTGCTTTAGGTGTTGCAGCAGCAGGAATGGCTGGTATTCAATATCTAAAAAGTAAAATGAAAAAGAATGAGAAAAAGCCACAGAAAAAAATGGGCGGTGGCATGATGAAGAAAGTTCCAGGTTATAAAAAAGGCTCATTAAATCAAGGAACATTTCCTATTTTCAAACCTAAACCAGGTGGAGCAAAACCTTCTTTAGATTATTACGATGAAATGAAAAAAAATAAAAAAATGGGCGGTGGCATGATGATGCAAAAACCTATGATGGCAAGTGAGGGTAGATTTACTAGCAGAGATGTGCAAGCAGCAAAAGATGCTTTAAAAATTAAAAAAGCTAAGCCTGGAGATAGAGGGTATAATCTAATTAAAAGAGCATATGAAACTTTAAAATCCAAGAAAAAAATGGGCGGTGGCATGATGATGAGACCAAACCCAGTTGGTTACAAAAAAGGTGTTTTAGTCAAAGTAAAACTAGGTAGAAACAAACCTACGAAATTGTACTAGGAGGGTCAATGGCCCTTAAGGAGCTTTTCAAACGGGGAATATCCTCACTTCTAAAAAGAAAAAAGACGGACCCTGTATCAGGAGAGTCTCAAAAATTAATTACCTACACACCTGAAGCTAAAAAACAAACAGCTAGACAATTAGCTAAACAAGATGCACAACGTCCTGTCAAAGTCGATCGTAAGATTACAGACGATCTATTGATGGGAGAATCACAACAACCTGCTTTTGGTTCTGCTACTTATGATTGGGTAATGAAAAAAGGTCCAGGCAAGTACAACGCTGACGAATGGATTAATCATTTGACCTCAACAAGAACAGTTAATTACAAAATATTTGGTAAAACTGCAAAAAGAATAGAAAGAGGACCCAAAAGATTTACTTATGACAAAGGATCTAGATTTGCTGGTAAGGAAGCTACAATTAATAAGGAAGAACTTTTTGACACTAACCTTGCAACCTTTGATGAACTTGGAAACATAACAGGTGGTCTTCTTGGTGCAGCTAAACGATTCGGTTTAAAATTATCAGCACAAGATATTGGTAACATGATTAAGATGAATCCTGTTAATAGATTAAAACCCGTTGAGTTCGGTGGCGTGTTTAATTCACCTAAAGCAGAAACTATTTTTAAAGGACTCAACAGTAAGATGGATGACCTAGCAAAAACTACTGGTGCTGATTTTAAATTTGCAGATATATCACCAAATTTAGCTGGGTTGAAAAGAGCTATACAATCAGGCGATCAAAATAGTATTAAGCAGATAAGTCAGGTATTAAAAAAAGATTTAATTGATTTAAGAAACGATCCAGGAATTACACAAAATGCTAGAGTACAAATAAACGGAGTCTTAGGAGGCATAGATGAATTAGTTAGAATATCTAAAGGAGGTGGTAATGTAAGACCTGTTAAATACCAAAACGAAACCAGCTATACATTTCCAGGCGGTCAAAACTACAGAGAAACGGTGTTCGTTCTTGATGAGCCTATAGTAGGTAACAAAGAAGCCATGAGAAACTTAGGCCACTATGAAGGTCTTAAAAACAATTTATTTCATGTTAGGTACGACACAAGGATGACACCTAATGGTAAAAAAGCGTTAGTAATTCACGAGATACAATCTGATGCTAATCAAAGTATTGCAAAACAATTATCAGCAAAAGAAGCTTTTAAGGGAGAGAAAAGAATAAACCCTTTTCAAAGAGATATTGAATTAAATTTACTTGTGAATTCAAGAACAAAACTTTTAAAAGACATGGATGATGCAATAGCTAAAAATCAATTTAATAAATCTAGAACTATATCTGATGATTTAAAATCTATTAATTCACAAATTAAAAACACCTTTACAAAAGCTCAAGATGATCTTTATGGTACAGGAGGAAAACTTGATTACTATCCTTTACTTGACGCTGACGCTTACGGTGATTATGCCTTAAAGTTTTTGATGAATAAAGCGGCAAAAGAAAACATAGATTATGTTGCTGTTATGCCATTTAATAAACTACATTTCAGGCAAGGATACAAAGCTGGTAACGAAAGATTCTATGGTTATTCTTCTGGTAAAGGTATTGATAAAAAAGGACAAGCTGTAATGCCTCAATTGATGAAAAAAACTGCTAGGTTCCAAGATTCAAAAGCAGGACCCATAAAATTATCATTATCTGATCCAAAGCTGCCTTATAAGGAAGTTAAAAGAGATACGTTCAAATATCCTGAAGGAAAAAATCTTAAAAATATAAATAGCAGTTATCACGAGACAGCATCAAACGCTCCTATGAAAGGATATAAACTTATACCTGAAAATGATCCTCGGTTGTATTTCGATGCTTTTGCCATTGAAGTTAAACCTGGAATGGCATATACACAGAAACTATATAAGTCTAAAGGTGGCTTAGTGGTGGATATATTTAAAACCTTATGATAAATTAAACTATGGCTGTAGAAAAGGGAGTTACCGAAAACATCGAAGAAGAAACTAAAGTTGAAGAGATTCAGGAACAACCTGAAGGACTTCCGCTTGGTGTTGAAGTCGAGGGAGAGGAGACTGTTGAAGAAACAGTGTCTGATGATTTCAATGCTAATCTTGCTGAAGATATGGACGAAAGAACTCTCAAGCGTTTGGGCATGGAGTTAATTACAGAATATAAGAAAGATAAAGAATCTAGAAAAGAATGGGAAGAAGGATACACAAAAGGTTTAGATCTTCTTGGTGTCAAATACAATGAGCAGACAAGACCATTTAAAGGAGCTTCAGGTGTCACCCATCCGTTGTTAAGTGAAAGTGCTACGACTTTCCAAGCTTCAGCATACAAAGAATTCATCTACATTTAAAAAAGTTTATTATGATGAATTTTTACAAAGACCTGTTTCTAAGTTTGTACCTGCTGAAGATTTAGTAGTTCCTTACTATGCTTCAGATTTGAAAGACGCAGGAAGAATTACTCATGTTATTAAAATGGGTGAAAATGAATTAAATAAAAAAATGGCAGCAGGATTTTACAGAGATATAGATTTACCAAAACCTAATGTAGATGAATCAGATTTACAACAAAAAATTGATAGTCTTGATGGAGTTAAACCAGGGTTCACAGACTATATCCACACTGTTCTTGAGATGCATGTTGAATTAAATTTAGATGACTACGAGAACTTTGATAATAGAACTAAAAAAGCAATTAAGATTCCATACATTGTGACTGTAGATGAAAGCTCAAGTGAAGTATTATCTATATACAGAAATTACAGAGTAGATGATCCTAACTACACAAGAATAGAATATTTTGTTCACTTTAAATTTTTACCTGGTCTTGGCTTCTATGGATTTGGATTGATTCACACAATCGGAGGTTTATCTAGAGCTGCTACCGTAGCTTTAAGACAATTGATTGATGCAGGAACTTTAAAAAATTTACCAGCAGGATTTAAGTCTAGAGGAATAAGAGTTAGAGATGACGACCAACCAATACAACCTGGAGAGTTTAGAGATGTAGATGCACCAGGCGGAAACATAAGAGATCAGTTTTTTAATTTACCTTTTTCTGAACCAAGCACAACATTATTTAATTTACTTGGTTTTGTAGTGCAAGCAGGTCAAAAATTTGCTGCTATAACTGATACAGCTGTGGGCAATGACACGCAGAACAGGGCTGTAGGCACAACTATTGCTCTCTTAGAACGTGGTTCTAGAGTGATGAGTGGTGTTCACAAGCGTTGTTACTATGCTATGAGATTAGAATTTAAAATTTTAGCAAGAATTTGTTCAGAATATTTACCACCTGAATATCCTTATGATGTATTTGGTGGACCAAGACAAATTAAAGCTGCAGATTTTGATCAAAGAATAGATGTTTTACCTGTTGCTGATCCAAATATTATGTCGATGGCACAAAGAGTTACACTTGCACAGACACAATTACAAATTGCTACTTCAAACCCACAACTACACAACATACACGAAGCTTATAGAAGAGTTTATGAAGCACTTGGTACAAAACAAATAGAAACTTTACTTAAACCTGCACCAAAACAACCTACACCGATGGATCCTGCAAAAGAAAATGCAAGAGCATTACAAATGAAACTACTTACAGCTTTTGAATTTCAAGATCATGACGCACACATAGCAGCTCACTCTGCTTTTATGGAATCTAGAATGGTTCAAATTAATCCTCAAGTTTATGCTTTGTTACAATCTCATGTTTCAGACCATATTTCTTTTAAGGCAAGGAAGGAAGTTATGGAACAATTAGCACAAGATCAGAACATGATGGCTTTGCAACAAGAAGATCCTCAAACTTACCAAATTGCATTTGATAATGCTGTAGCTACAGCGGTCGCAGAGATAACTACAGAGTTAGTTAGAAGTGAAATGCAAGCAAACCAGGCTAAAAGTGATCCACTTGTAAGAATAAAACAACAAGAAGTTGATTTAAGAGCAATGGATATGCAAAGAAAAGCAGAGGAGACTAAATACAAACAAGAACAAGAAAACCAAAGAGAAGCAGATAAGCTAGGTTTTCAATATGATAGACTTCAACAACAAGATGAAGCATCTGATAAGAGATTAGACATAGCAGAAAGGAAACTAGAAAAATAATGGTTATAAGATTTTTAGGAGTAGCATTTAAATTAGGTGATCCAATAGTGAAGGGAGCTTCAAAAAAATTTAATAAATTATTAAAAAAAGAGTATGATGAAAATAGAGCTGCAGGTTTGAGCTCATCGTCTGCTCATAAAGAAGCTGCTAAGAGAGTAAACAAAGAATTAAATGAATTTCCAGATTTAAAGGATTAAATGTGTCTAGAAGAAAACAAAGAGGGCTTAGTGGAGGAAAAAAATTCGGACCACCACCTAAACGAGGACCAAACCCTCAAGGTATTAAAGTTTCCCTTAAGAAAAGAACAACAAAAAAGTAATCAAGAAGCATATTTTGCAGGAATCGTAGATGGAGAGGGCTGTATAGCTTACGAAAAGACTAAAAAAGATTATTCTACACCATCTATATCAGTAGAAATGACAGATAAGGATGTAATTGATAAAATTCATCAATTTTTTGGTAAAGGATCTGTTGTTTTCATTAAACCAAGAAAAAAACACCATAAAGATACCTGGAGATGGCGAGTACGAGGTAGGGGTGCAGTTGATATTTACTTTAAAATATATAATTATCTATGTGACAGGAGAAAAAACAAAATTACAGAAGTTTTAAAAGCTTATAGTAATGATGCTAACGCAAGAGAGAAGTATAAAAAGTTAAATGGAGTATTAAAATGGCATGGTTCAGTTTAGCAAAGATTGCATTACAAGCAGGAGCTAAAATTTATTCAAACAAACAAAAAACTAAGATGGCAATGTCCGATGCACAACTTATGCATGCAGAGAAAATGGCCCGAGGAGAAGAATCTTACCAAGGAAAACTTTTAGAAGCCCGTCAAAACGACTACAAGGACGAATTTGTCCTCGTGATTATTTCGGCCCCCATCATTGTGTTAATGTGGGCAGTGATGTCAGACGATCCAACTGCGATGGAGAAGGTAAAACTGTTTTTTGAGTATTTTCAAGACCTTCCAAAATGGTTCACTAATTTATGGATTCTAGTAGTAGCTTCTATTTTTGGTATAAAAGGCACTCAAATATTTAGAGGCGGACAAGGTAAAAAATAAACTTGCTTTGAGTCTTAAAAATGTTAAACATTTCTTATGATCGAAGGTGATTCAGAAGAATACGATTTATTCAGAAAATGGACTAAAGATTTTGATTGTCAGGGATACTATTCTTGCGAGATAGGAGTAAGACAAGGCTTCAGTTCAAAAATTATAATGGATAGTGTAAAAAATAATTTTTTACACATAGGTGTAGATCCTTATGGAGATAGAAAATACGAACACTTTGATAAAAATAGTGGTATAAAACATAAAGATGGAATTTCCCCAACATATCCCGACAGTATGAGAGATGCAATGCTACAAGATTTTAAGTGGTATTTAAATTCAGGAAAATTTCGTTTTCACAACATGACAGACACAGAATTTATGAAACATCCTCATTACAACGAGTCTAAATTTGCTTTCGTTATGTTAGATGGACCACATACAACAAGAGATGTGTTGACAGAAGCTATTTGGTTTGCAAACAAAGCAGCACCAACATGTAGAATAGTTTTTGATGATTGGATTACATATAAGATGCCAATAGTATTAGACGCAATGAAAGAATTTGGATTTGAAGTTGTAGAAACAGGAAGATTAAAACTACTTATGGAGAAAAATGTCAATTGATACAGCTTCCAATGATATTATAAAAAATTTGATTCACAGACGTAAAGAACGCCTGAAAGAAACATTAGTGCGTGATGTTGACAATACTAATGACCTTTACTATATTAGAGGACAAATCAAGTCATTAGATGACTTGCAACAAGACATTAAAGACTTGTTAAAAAAACAGGAGCAATAAAATGACAGAGTCCACGGAGCAACCGAAACGGACTGAGACATTGAAAAAAGCTTACAAAGAAGAAGCTGAAGTCAAAAAAGTCTTAGACGAAAAGTCAATCGACAAATCATTATTAGATAGATTACCAACGCCTACGGGTTATAGAATGTTAATTCTTCCGTATGCAGGTCCTACAAAGACTAAAGGTGGTTTATATCTTAGTGAACAAACCCAAGAAACAATTCAGCTAACAACTGTTGTTGGCCTTGTGCTTAAAATGGGAAATCTTTGTTTTAGAGATAAAGAAAAATTTCCTTTAGGCAAATGGTGCGCTGAAAAAGATTGGGTGATATTCGGAAGATACGCAGGCTCTCGATTCAAAATAGATGGAGGAGAAGTGCGAATCTTAAACGATGATGAAATCATCGCTACCGTATCTAATCCTGCTGATATTTTGCACCATTACTAGGAGGTAAAATGGCAGAAGAGCAAAACACTCAACAAGAGGTTGAGTTAGATACTGATGGCGTTAATGAGGAATCCATTAGTGTTGAACAACCAAAAGAACCTGATGAAGCATTTTCTAAAAAAGAAGATGTTGATTTAGGTTACACAGATCCAATACAAGACAAAAAAGTTGAAGCTGAGCCTGAAGAAAAAAAGGAAGAGCCTACAACTGAAGTTGAAGTAGAGGAAAAGAAAGTTGAAACTAAACCTGATAATTTAAAAGATAAACAATCTAATTATCAAAAAAGAATCAACGAGTTAGTTTTTCAAGCTAAAGAAGCAGAAAGAAGAGAAAAGGCTGCTTTGAATTATGCTAAGGGACTAAAAAAGAAATATCAGAATGTTGAGACTAAACTCAATGAAACTGATAACAACTATCTGAAAGAAATCCAAGCAAGAGTTACTTCTGAACAAGATGCTTTAAAAACATCTTTGAAAGAAGCTATGGAATCACAGGATGCTGAAAAAGTAGCTGAGATAAACTCTAAAATGACTAAGTTAGCTGTTGAAAATGAAAAAGTTAATTTAACATTACAAGATAGAGAAAATAAGAAAAAAGAAGCCGAAGAAGAAAAAAAATCATCACAAGAAGAGCAAGGTTCTGGTGAACCTCCTGTTCAAGTAAGTCAAAAAGCACAGCAATGGGCTTCAAAAAACGAATGGTTTGGCACAGACAGAGTTATGACTAACGCTGCTATGGCAATCCACGAAGAACTTGCAGGTCAGGGTATTGCTACGGAGAGTGATGAGTATTATAATAACATTAACAAACGAATGAAGGAGTATTTTCCTCAAAAGTTTGCCCAGGATTCGACTGATAAAGAGCCTGTCACAAAGCAACTCGTCCAAAACGTTGCGGGGGTAAGTCGAAGACAAGGAGGACGCAAGTCTGTGAAGCTCACCAAATCACAGGTAGTAATCGCTAAGAAATTAGGGGTGCCACTAGAGGAATACGCTAAATTCGTGAAGGGAGGAAACTAATGGAAAAGATAAGAACTTCACGCGAGTCCGATACTCGGAAAAAAGCCGAGAGAAAACTAGATTGGGCTCCATCATCCAGTTTGGATGCGCCACCTGCACCGAAAGGTTTTGCACATAGATGGATAAGAACATCAGTGCAAGGTTTCGAAGATACGTCTAACGTATCTAGAAAACTAAGAGAGGGTTGGGAATTTGTTAGAGCCGATACGATCATAAGTGAGTTAGGCAAAAATGATTATCCAACAATTTCTGAAGGTAAACATCAGGGGTTAATCGGAATTGGAGGCCTTGTGTTGGGGAGAATCCCTTTGGAGATCCTACAAGCGCGAGAAGCCTATTTTAGAAAAATAACTCAAGATAGAGCTGACGCGATTGATCAAGATCTTATGAAGGAACAACATCCAGACATGCCTATCAATATTGAAAGGCAGTCTAAAGTGACCTTTGGTGGTAGTCGCAAGAAATAATTTTTTTGCTATTGCTATCGGGTCTTTAAAATAAAACGTTAATAATAAGGAAACTAAACTATGGCAAACGTAAAAGAAGAGTTCGGTCTAAGACCGTACAGAAAACTAGACGGTACACCATTGGTTGGTGCCCAAAACAGATACACGATAGCTAGTAACATGGCACATGCAATTTACCAAGGAGACTTGGTAATTGTGACTACAGCTGGTAATATTGAGAAATACAATAATACCAACAACAGTGCTGGTTTATCTACAGCTGCGGTGGGCGTATTTAACGGTGTGTTTTATTCAGATCCAACTACTCAAAAGCCAACTTACTTGAACTACTACCCAGGTAGTATTGTTGCAAGTGACATAACGGCTTTTGTTGTTGACGACCCAGATGCGGTCTTCTTGGCAAACGCTGATGAAGCTTTTACAAGAGCGGATCTTTTTAGAAACTATGCTGTTACTTTCACAACTGGTGTAACACAAACTGGTATATCTAAAGCTCAATTAGATGTGAGTAACTCAGGAACTACAGTATCATTCGTGCTTCAAGCAATTGATATTTGTCAAGACCCTGATAACTCGGATACCGCAACGAGCAACGCTAATATATTGGTAAGAATTAATCATCACCAATACAGAAGCAGAACAGGCATATAGGAGTATAAATTATGGCAATATCACGTTCGCAACTAGTAAAAGAACTAGAGCCAGGATTGAATGCACTATTCGGCCTGGAATACAAAAGGTACGAGAATCAACACGCAGAGATTTTCGCTACTGAAACATCTGACAGAGCTTTTGAAGAAGAAGTAATGTTGGCTGGATTCGCTGGAGCACCAGTTAAGCAAGAAGGTGCTGGCGTAGTGTTTGATCAAGCAAATGAAACTTTCACTGCTAGATACAATCACGAAACAGTCGCATTAGCTTTCGCAATTACTGAAGAAGCAATCGAAGATAACCTTTACGATAGACTTGCTGCTAGATACACTAGAGCATTAGCAAGATCTATGGCTAACACGAAGCAAGTGAAAGCTGCAAACGTATTGAACAACGCACAAGTTACAACAGTGACTGGTGGAGATGGAGTATCATTAATTAATGCTTCACACCCATTAGCAACTGGAGGCGTTTTCTCAAACGTTTTAGCAACTGCTGCTGACCTTAACGAAACATCTTTGGAACAGTCTTTAATTGACATCCAATCTTTCGTTGATGAAAGAGGTTTAAAAATCGCTGCTCAAGGTGTAAAAATGATAATTCCAAAAGAATTACAATTTACAGCTGACAGATTGATGAAAACTCCTCAAAGAGTAGGAACAGCAGATAACGACATCAACGCTATTGTTTCAATGGGAATGGTACCTCAAGGTTACAGAGTTAATAACTTTTTAACTGACAGTGACTCATTCTTCTTATTGACTGATGTACCTAACGGCATGAAAATGTTTGTTAGATCACCAATCAAAACAGCAATGGAAGGTGACTTCGATACTGGAAACGTTAGATTTAAAGCTAGAGAAAGATACTCATTTGGATTTTCTGATCCAAGAGCTATCTTTGGTAATGGTAAATTACCAACAGCTTAATACTAAATAACAGTATTACAAATTAGAAGGGGCGGTGTTCACATCGCCCCTTTTTTTATGTATAATCAAAATACCTAGATTAAATTATTATGTCGACTGGCTAGGCAGACGGTATAGAGACGACATAACTAACGCTATACAAAGGAGAAATTATGGCTAACACAACATTTTCGGGACCAGTACGATCGGAGAACGGTTTTATTGGAGCAACGAAAAACGCGTCTACAGGTGTTTTTACAAATGTATTCGCAATTAGTTCAACAGGTGCGTACACAGGTACAAAACTTGTGGGACAAGGAACTGCAGACGTAATCGTAGCATCAACAGCTGGAACAACTGAGGTAACATTCTCTCAGCCAGACAATTCTATTATTACTTCTATTGACATTGTTTGTACTTCTGCACCAACTTTAACAGGAGCTGGTGACATTGGTTTCAAAGTTGGAACTGCAACAGGTGGAGCACAATTAGTTGCTGCCGCAGCAAATACAATTCTTGATGGTGGAACAACTGTTCCTGCAGGAGCTGGTTACAATTTAACGTTGATTAATACAACAGGTACATCGACAAAAACTGTCTCTCCAGCCGCAAACGTTTCAGGTGCAGCAAGAAATATTTTCTTGCAAATCACTAACACAGTAAACGTGAGTGGAAGTAACAATGGTAACATGAGATTTATTATAAACGTACAACAGTTTTAATAAATAAAATTAAATGGTGCTCCTTCGGGAGCACTTAATTAGGAGAAAATATGTCAAGTACAAGTATACAGGCGAAAATGTTTAAAGCTGTCTCAGCAAGCACAACAGCCATAGCTGCTGTGCAAACAAAATCGGGCGCTGGTAATATGACACTTACTGGAACTTCAGTAAATGATGGCTCAAACATGTCAACGACTGTTACACTAACCTCTACACCAAATAACGCTTCTGTTTCATTCACAATTACAGGAACTGACGCGAGCGGAAATGCTGCTTCAGAAACAATTGGAACTGGTCCGAACTCTAGTACAGTAACTGGTTCAACAAAGTTTTTGACAGTGACCCAAATCTCTCATAGTGCTTCTATCTCTGCAGTGTCTGCTGGCTTTACAGCTACAACTGACACAACAGGAATAGTTTTTGCAGGAGCAACAAGAGTTAGAGGAATGCATGGAGTATCAAAAGCTTCAGCCGCTGGCGCAATGATCATTAGAAACGAATCACAAACAGGAGATAAACGATTAGAACTAGATGCCCCTGCGGCAGCTGGTATGATTGATCCTTATATTCCTGATGAAGGTATTCGTTACCCTAATGGTGCATTTATCGATATCAGTGGTGGCTTTGATAGTGTAACGGTATTTTTCGATGGAAGTTACTAATAAAGTATATACATCGGAACTTTTAAAATTAAGACGTGGAGGCGATACTATGCCTCCACGAAGTAAAAAGTATTTTCGTGCTACTAAAAAAGGTGCGGGAATGACAGCAGCGGGTGTTGCTAGATATAGGGCTGAAAACCCTGGATCTAAGTTAAAAACTGCTGTTACAGGTAAGGTAAAACAAGGTTCTAAGGCTGCGAGTAGGCGTAAATCATATTGTGCTAGAAGTGCTGGCCAAATGAAAAAGTTTCCAAAAGCAGCTGC